AAGAAGTCGGGTAAAAACAAAAAGGATTTAATCAAAGCGATCCATTATCTAATTCTCGCAATAGGGTATGATGAAAAAACTAATGAGTTTGATTCTGATACTATTTACGAATAAATCTTTACTTTTGAATGAAAGTGTAGTATAATACATAATGAATCAATAAAATATAGGAATACAAATGCAACTAAGTGAAAAAACTATTGGAATTCTTAAGAATTTCGCAACAATCAATCAATCGATCCTAATCAAGGATGGTTCTAATATTAACACCATGAGTGTTCAAAAGAATGTTTTGGCGTCTGCTGTGGTTGAGGAAAGTTTTCCTCAAGAATTTGGCATCTATGACCTAAATGAAATTAGATTTTGGTGATTCGTCGGTGACAATTTCTGGACAAGATGTTTCAAGCACTTCTTACTGGTATGCTGATAAATCAATTATTGTTTATCCGGAAAAGGAAATCACAATGCCTGAATGCGAAATCAATTTCAAGTTATCGGCGTCAGTGTTTAATAAGTTATTGCGAGCAACTGGAACTTTAGGTCTGAATGATTTGTGTATCAGAAATGTTGATGATAAAATTGTTGCTGAAGTTCAAGATAAACGCAACGACACGTCAAACACATACTCAATTGAGGTTGGTGATTATGATGGTGATGAAAACTTCAACTTCTACTTTTTGACTGAACGTATGAAGATGTTACCTAATGACTATGAAGTTCAAATCAGTTCGAAAAATATTTCCAAGTTCACTTGTGGTGATTTAGTGTATTGGGTTGCTTTGGAGTCTGATTCTACCTATGGTTAATCAAAATGAATTTTTATGGGTTGAAAAATACCGCCCGCAGGAAATTGCTGATTGTATTCTTCCTGAATCAATAAAAAAGACATTCTCCGAGTTTATTTCAAACGGGGATATGCCTAATTTATTATTAGCAGGCACTGCGGGTACGGGTAAAACAACCGTCGCAAAGGCGTTATGTAATGAGTTGGGATATACTTCATTAATTATTAATGGTTCTTTAGACCGTAATATCGACACCCTTAGAAATGAAATTGCTTCTTTTGCCTCAACCGTCAGTTTTGACGGCGGCAAGAAGTGTATCATTTTAGATGAAGCGGACTATCTGAACCCTCAATCATTCCAACCCGCATTACGTGGGTTCATTGAGGCATTTAGTAAAAACGTTCGTTTCATTCTGACTTGTAATTTCAAAGATAAGATTATCGAACCCATTCATTCTAGAACCACAATGATTGATTTTAGGACGGGTAAAAAAGATACTCCTGAAATGATGAGTTTGTTGATGAAACGCGTTTTGGGTATTTTGAAATCTGAGGGCGTTGAAGTAAAGTCCCCAAAGATTGTTGCTGAGGTCATCAAGAAGCATTATCCAGATATTCGTAGGATTCTAAATGAATTACAACGATATTCTGCTGGTGGTATTATTGATGAAGGTATTCTAGCAAACGTTGGTGAGACTGACGTCAAAACGTTAATGAAGTATCTAAAAGATAAGGACTTTGGTGAAATGAGGCAGTGGGTTGTTGATAACATTGATACTGATCCAGTTCGTATTTTTAGAACCATTTATGATAACATGTATGGATACTTGTCGCCTTCTTCGATACCCCAAATAGTATTGTTGATCGGTGAATATCAATACAAGCAAGCATTTGTTCAAGACAGAGAAATTAACCTAGTTGCTTTCCTAACGGAAGTAATGGTAGAAGCGGAGTGGAAATAATGAGTTTATACGATGTACATATTAAACGGTGGATGAGTGATCGGGGTATTGCCTCGAACGGTAAACCAATGGCGCAAGCAATCAAAACGTTGGAAGAAACAACTGAGTTGCTTGACGCTTTAAACAAAAACGATAAGGCGGAAGTGATGGACGCAATTGGTGATATTTATGTAACACTAATTGGAGTTTGTGTGACTTATGGTTTGGATATCCAGGAATGTATCTCTGGTGCGTATGATGAAATTAAAGACCGAAAGGGGCATTTAACTCCTGAAGGAACTTTTGTAAAGGAGGAATCATAATGAAAATTAAAGTTATTACAGAGAAAGATGCCATACAACTTGTTAGTGATAAGGAAAACGTGGTTATAGTACATTCCAGTGATACTTGTCCTATTTGCGACCACTTTGTTCCGCAAGTGCTAGAACCAATCTTTGATGATTACGGCAATGTAGAAGTTCGTATTGTCAAGGAGAAACTAACGTTTCCTGTTGCTGCTCATCCTGTTGTGTATTTCTTTAAAAACGGAACTTGCGTTCAACACCCAAGTGGCGCTGCTCCGGAGAAAGCGGTTCGCGACATGATGGACACGTTCTATGGAAATTCGTAACGAGAAATTTATTCGCAACAAGATATCGGATTCGCCGAATGTTGTTGTGTTGAGTTCTAAGTACGATTGCCTAGTTTGTCGGGACTACGTTGTTGATACACTTTCGCCGGTGTTTGACCTCGATCAATATGGTCATGTTGAGTTTTATGAATTGGAAGATGATATGATATTTCCGTTGAATAGAACTGACCCTACTTTGTTCATTTATAAACACGGAGTGCTTCAATCTCTTTCATCGGGCGCTTTGCCTCAAAGCGAAATTTACGTTTTATTGGATAGGTATTATGGCTGATCTGTTTAAAGAAGTATTGCCTGATATCAACTTCGGGCACAAAAACCTAATCCGGACTGGAGAAATGGATGAGTCGCAATATGCGTCTCAGAAGTTTCTGATCAACCGTTCCCTCAGTATGAGTCCAGACACAGTAATGTATTCAAATGATATGAATTATCATTACGACCTAGATTCCATTATTCAATATGATTATTTTATAAATAGTTTAAGGAAAAAGAAGCGTTATAATAAGTGGGCGAAAGCCGGCAAGACGTCTTCTAATATTGATATCATTAAACGATATTATAATTATAATGAACAACGGGCTCTTGAGGTTCTATCTCTATTGTCTGATGAGCATTTTGACTTTATCAAAAGCAAAATGGACAAGGGCGGCACTGATGGAAGAACAACTAGGGGAAAGAAGTTATGATTGGTCTAAAGACAAACTTCTTGAAGTAAAATTTGAGCAATATGATGATTTTCTTAAAATAAAGGAAACGTTGACCAGAATTGGCGTTGCGTCTAGTAGAGATAAAACGATATACCAATCCACTCATATATTACACAAACGTGGGCGATATTATATAGTCCATTTTAAAGAGTTATTTGCTTTGGACGGCAAAAGAGCAAACATTGATATAGTCGACATTGAAAGGCGAAATGCAATTGTCAAATTATTAGTTGAATGGGGTTTAGTGAGGGTTGTTAATGATGCCGCATTAAACCCAATGGGACACGTGGGGCAGTTTAAGGTGATTTCATTTAAAGAAAAAGTTAATTGGAAATTAGTTCCAAAATATACTATAGGGAAAAATGATGAATGATAATTTTGAAACCGCCGCAGCCTTATTAGGGCTTTTGCTCCTTTCTATGGTGGTCTTAGTAGTAGCGGTTCCAATCGCGGTATTGGTGTTATTTGTTATCCTTATCGCGGCAACATGCGTCATATTGTTTGACGACACATAAAAAATTAAAGGTTTAGGAGAAAATTATGGCAGAATCTGAAAGTGGTAAATTTGATATAGATGAGGAATTTGAATGGGGATTTTCGTTCTCAGACAATGACGACGGTAATTTAGAAACCGTTGTACAAAGTGTCGCGACTGCCGCCACGGCTGATCTAGGTCCAGTATTAATAAAATTAGACGCGATCCTCGCTTTGATTCCGGAGGAAAGTTCTCATACGCATTCCGCGGAAGAAGTTGACTTATCGTCTGTCGAAAACAAACTTGATCAAATTATAGCACTGGAAAGGGTTGATGCGTTGAGTGCTGGCGATATGCCTGACGTCACTGGTTTAGAAGATAAACTTGATACTTTGTTATCCAGAGAAACTACGGTGAATGCGCCATCAGTTGATATCGACTTATCGTCAATCACTGACAAATTGGATGCTATAGAAATAACAGTCGCCGAAGTGCGTGATCTCGATTTTGATGGAGACGGCACGGTCGACTTTGGTGATATCAATGACCATCTTGCCGATTTAATATCAAGACAGGAAATTGTTGAATCAGACCTGGATGAAAAGAAACAAGAGTTCATCGACTTTAAAGCGAATAAACTTAAAGCGTTGGAATCACTAATTGTACCTCTATTACGGAATTTGAAATCAAATCCAGATAAAGCGTACATTCATTGGCCAAATCGTGCTGGTGTGTTGGATGCTCAAATCGCAAAGATTTTGGGTCTTACTAGATAACCTTGGGATTATATTATGGAAACAACCCAACATAGATATATGTTGTATGAAATAGCAAAAGTTAGATGCGGAGTTTGCCGCAAAGATTGGACGGTGAAGTTTTCTGAAATTTCAGGATCAGACATTGCCGTATGTCCGCAATGTGACGACCAATCACGATTGGTCAAAGTTGATCATTTAATAAAGTTGTGGGATGATGAGTAGGTGATATTATGTTTGAATATAACGCAAAAGTGAAAAGAATCGTCGATGGCGATACTATCGATGCTTATATTGATTTGGGTTTTGATGTTTGGGTGACCAAGCGAATCCGTTTTATGGGTATTGATACGCCTGAATCACGCACGAGGGATTTGACTGAGAAACGTTACGGTAAGGGTGCGACCCGCCGTCTTACTGAAATCTTGGACGCAAGTGAAAGCAAATTTACCTTAAAATCACACGGTACTGGTAAGTTTGGACGCGTGCTCGGAGAACTATATGTTGATGAGTTTGAAGGTTCTGTTAATCAACAAATGATTGACGAAGGGCATGCTGTAAAATACTTTGGTGGTTCTAGGCAAGAAGTTAAAGATGCGCTTCAAGAAGCGCGAAAAATATCTAAAGAATATGTAGAAAAACATATAGAAAGGCTTGACTAATTGCTTGATACAGGGTATAATATAGGTTATAAACTTATGTTATTGGGAGATGTAAATGGCAATAGACACGGCAATATTTGATATAGAAACTCTAGGTTCTAGGGCAAGCGCGGTCGTCTTATCGGTAGGTGCGGTAGTGGTTGATTCTACTATCGACTATGAATATGATGACCTGATCAAAAATGGATTTTATGTTACACTTGACGTAGCGTCTCAAGTTGAATCTGGTCGCAAAATAGAAAAAGAAACTTTGGATTGGTGGGGAACTCAAGGAAAAGACGCAATGTCTGTCCTTGCCCCTTCTTCTGATGATATTCATTGGCGCGAATTACTTCCCGCTATTTTTGAATACTTCGAAAAGAATTCCGTAAACGTCAAAACCATAAAAGTGTATGCCCGCGGAAGTCATTTTGATTTTGGTATTATGCACGACCTGTTTAGGGTTACTGGTGATGCCGGAGCATATGATCTCCCGTGGAGATGGTGGAATATTCATGATTCAAAAACGGTTCAAATAACACTCTCTGATAAAAAAGTAGATGTTAAACCCGAGGGGTTTATTCACCATCATGCTCTTCATGATGCCGCGAGGGAGTATATGAACATCCAATTAGTGATATATAACTTTCAAAAAACTCTGGAGAATTTATAATGTCGGACCAAAATAGCGATCCGCTGGATACGGATTTTTCGGACTACAAAGACGCAAGGTTCTATGACGTATCTTTGTGCTTCACCTTCATGGATATGGACGACTGTGTAACGTTTGAGATGGTTTCTGACGGGAAAATGCATGATAAAGCCTCGTTGGTCCAAGCACTCATTGAGGGTTATGGAGGTGTCGCTGAAATGGAAGATGGGACGATTATTAACTTGAAGCAGTATGTAAATGCGTGGGTGGTTGAGACTGAGGAAAATGCTCCTCCAAAAAGCACATCCAGATTTTCGGTGCTCCATTGATAGAATTAAAGGAGTTCATCAAAATTTACGATAACGTTTTATCTCCAAACGTTTGTAATGAGTTGATTATGCAATTTGAGAACCAATCGGCGCACCACGAAATGAGTAAAATCGGAAGTTCTGAAGATGACGCAAACCACTATAGACGAGCAATTGAAATGAATTGCTCTCAGGTTTCTAAATCAAATTCTGAATGGAAATTTCTATTAAATTTTATGAATCAAGTGGTCATGGATTTCCAGACAAAGTATCTACATGATATGAATAAACTCAACGTTAATCACATTCCTGGAACACATGTTCTAGAACAATGGAGGATGCATAAGTATGATGAGCGAAAGCATTTCTACAAACCTCACGTTGATTCGGAAAATTCTGCTTCAAGTAATAGAATGTTAGCGTTTTTGTTTTATTTGAACACTGTTCCTCAAGGAGGTCAAACCGCATTCACCGACCATTTAGAAGGAATTGAATGTAAACCACTTCAGGGCAGATTACTCGTTTGTCCGACTTGGATGGCATTTCCTCATGAGGCAAAACCGGTCATCGAAGGAAATAAGTATATGCTAAAAACATATTTACATTACCCTTGGGCGACTAACATTGAATAAACTAGAAACGTCAACATATGAGTGTAGTGAATGTAGCGAACTGTGGACCATGTATGGAAAGGCGCCATTAACGCCTTGGTGCCCTTTCTGTGGGTTCACGGAACGTGAAACAGTCGAGCCTCAAGAGATAACGTCAAACTCGTTGGTCAAAAAGGAAAATCATATAGAATATGAAGATAACATGACTGAGACTAATTGTAAGAGCGGAGGGTGGTGGAACCCCATCACCAAAAAATGTATGGGTTCCGGAAACGGATTTATACAAAGAAACCCTTGACTTTCACTTCTATCTATAGTATAATATAATTATGAAATTCTATACCTCAGTACATACGCTCGGCAATAAAATCCTCATCAGGGGTCACGACACAGAAAAAAATGCGGATTTTATTCGCAGGGAAGTATTTAAACCCACTATGTTCGTTCCTGGAAAAACTGGTGAGACTCCTTATAAAACTTTGAGTGAGGAACCAGTATATCCCATTCAGCCCGGAACCATGAAAGAAACAAGGGATTTTATCAAAACTTACGGCGAAGTTTCTGGTTTCAAGGTATACGGGATTGACCAATTCGATGTTCAATATATTTGTGAACAATGGCCAGGTGATATTGATTATGATCCAAAAGCGATCAGAACCTATAATATCGACATTGAAGTTGAATCTGGAGACGGTTTTCCTCATCCAGAACAAGCAAATTCTGTTATAAACGCAATCACGATTTATGATAATATTAAAAACACATACTTCACTTGGGGTTTAGAAGAATGGGATAAGGAAGCAGGCGAATATGCTGGTTCTGATATCAACATTGTTTATAACCAATTTGACGGCGAAGTTGAATTACTAAAACACTTCCTTGATTTTTGGCAAACCACTCCTCCCCATATTGTAACTGGTTGGAATGTTGAGGGGTTTGATATCCCGTATATTATGAATCGCTATGCTAAAATCTTTGGCGTTGATGAAACAAAACGTTTTTCTCCTTTTGGTTGGATCAGGGAACGTAAAATCAGAACCAAGTTTGGTAAGGAACAAGTTGTTTATGATATGTACGGAGTACAATGCCTTGATTACATTGCTCTTTATAAAAAGTTCACATATAAGTTACAAGAGAGTTATAAACTCGATTGGATTGCTCACGTAGAATTGGGTGAAAAGAAATTGTCATATGAGGATGAAGGATCCTTGTTTAATTTGTCAAAGGTTAATTATCAAAAGTTCATTGATTACAATATCAAAGACGTTGAATTGGTTAAACGAATTGACGGCAAAATGAAGTTGATCGACTTGGCGTTGACTATGTCATACGATGCTAAGATTAACTACCAAGATATCTTTGGAACCGTTAAACAGTGGGATGCTATTATCTATGATTATTTAAAACGTCAAGGAATCGTGGCGCCACCAAAGTCTCATAGTGGTAAGGATGAACAGTTTATTGGAGCATATGTCAAACCTCCTATTTTAGGGAAGCACGAGTGGATTGTTTCTTTCGATTTGAATTCCCTATATCCTCACTTAATTATGAATTATAATATTAGTCCGGAAACCATTGTTGGTTTTAAATCCGGAGTGAGTATTGATTCTTTGTTGAATCGTTCTGTTGATTTGTCTGAGTTAAGGGAAAACAATACAACGGTTGCCCCTAATGGAACTTTGTATTCTAGAGAAAAACGTGGGTTTTTACCTGATTTAATGGAAAAGATTTACAACGAACGTAAAATCTTCAAAGGAAAAATGCTTGATGCTGAGCAACGTATGGAGAATGGTGAAGATACCGCGCACGAAATCTCTAAGTATAACAATATTCAAATGGCGAAAAAGATTCAGTTAAACTCCGCATATGGCGCTATTGGTAACCAGTGGTTCCGATACTACGATTTGCGCAATGCTGAGGCAATCACCACTGGCGGTCAATTAGCAATCAAGTGGATTGAAAGGAAGTTGAATGCGTTTTTGAATAAAATATGTAAAACTGACGATTTTGATTTTGTGGTTGCTATTGATACGGATTCTGTTTATTTGCGTCTGAATAAAATTGTTGAAGAGGTGTTCAAAAATGAATCTCCAACAAAGGAAGAAGTGGTCAATTTCTTAGATAATATTTGTAAGAAGTCGATAGAACCATTCATTGATAAATCATACGAAGAACTTGGTGAATATGTTAACGCATATGAGCAAAAGATGCAAATGGGTCGTGAGTCTATTTCGGATAGCGGTATTTGGACTGCAAAGAAACGGTATGCTCTGAACGTTTATGATAATGAGGGAGTGCGGTACACTGAACCCAAAATGAAAGTGATGGGTCTTGAAATTGTGAAATCATCCACGCCAGCAAACGTTCGGGCAAAATTGAAAGAGTCCGTTAAAATTATGTTGACCGGAAATGAAAAACAACTACAAGATTTGGTGAGTGCTTATAAGAAGGAGTTTAATTCCCTTCCTGTTGAAGACATATCATTTCCAAGGGGAATTAATGAATACACTAAGTATTTGACTCAAGAAAAATCTGTCCCGATTCATGTTCGAGGAGCTATACTATTTAATAAATTATTAGACACTCACGGCATAAATAATATTGAGAGGGTAGACGGCGGAACAAAGATTAAGTTTGCTTATTTAAAAATGCCAAACAAATATCAACAAAATGTTATTTCATTCGTTGGAGGCATCCCTTCGGAGTTTGATATGGATAAATTAATTGATTATGATATCCAGTTTCAAAAAACTTATTTAAACCCTTTGGAGGGTATTTTAACACCTATTGGATGGGAATGGGAAGTCAAATCTTCACTATCCTCATTCTTTTAACTGGAGAATAATAATGGCAAAGATTAACGTACACACCGTTGCCGAAGAAAGCAAGTCTGAATCCTTTGGTGAGTTCACCGGAAAGTTCCAAGAAAGCATCAAAAACCTGACTAGACGTCAGAGACAAGAGGAGATACAAACCGATCGGGATTATGACCTAGACTCTGATGGTTATATCATTGGTGATATTTGGAGTGAAGCTATCGCATCGGAGATAATGTTACTTAACGGATTTCAACCAACTATTGATAGAATTAACCTGATCATCGAGGGACGGGATTATTACGGTCAAGCAACCGCACCTACTTTATACACAGAGATTGCAATTGACTTGAAGGTTGAACCAAAGGAATTTCTTAAAATGTTTCCTAAATTTCCTGTGATTTATTTCACACGCTGGGGAAACCTGAGAAAACCATCAAATATGAAAGAATTGAGGGATAATCCAATTCGCAAATAAAGAGCTTTACTTTCGTAATGAAGTAGGGTATAATAGAGTTATATTATTAAAAAACAACTAGGAATATATTATGATGAGTGACTTAATGGCGCGCCTAAAGAAAGCAGGCACTTTAGAAGCAACACAATTAACACAGTCGAGTCTTTTTAAAGACAAAGATGTAATACCAACGTCTGTTCCAATGGTGAATGTTGCTTTATCTGGTAGGTTAGACGGGGGTATTACTTCGGGTTTAACTGTACTTGCTGGACCATCGAAGCATTTTAAAACCGCATTTGGTTTGGTGATGATGAAAGCATATTTTGATAAGTATCCTGAAGCAATCGCATTGTTTTATGATTCTGAATTCGGAACGCCGCAATCATACTTTGATGCGTTGAATATTGATACGGATAAGGTATTGCACGTTCCTATTAAAAACGTTGAGGAACTTAAATTCGACATCGTGAACCAACTTGAAGCAATGGATGCTAAAGATAAAGTATTCATCATGATTGATTCTATCGGAAACCTCGCTTCCAAGAAAGAAATGGATGACGCTAGGGATTCAAGATCTGTTGCTGATATGACACGAGCGAAACAATTAAAGTCGTTGTTCCGTATGGTAACTCCATATCTAACGTTGAAAGACACACCGTTGATCGCAGTCAACCACACCTATCAAACCCAAGAAATGTTTTCTAAAGCAGTTGTGTCGGGCGGTACTGGTGTGATGTATTCCGCTGATAACGTATGGATTATTGGTCGCCGTCAAAATAAGAAAGGCACTGAGATTGAGGGTTACGACTTCATCATCAATATTGAAAAGTCTAGATTCACTAAGGAAAAGAGTAAGATTCCTATCTCGGTAACTTGGGACGGCGGTATTAAAAGGTGGTCTGGTTTGTTAGAAGTCGCTGTTGAGGGAGGGTTTGTAGTCAAACCGTCAAATGGTTGGTATTCTAAAGTTGATATGGAAACTGGCGAAGTTGAAGACAAAAAGGTTCGTACTGCCGAAACTGATAAAGGTTCGTACTGGAAGGAAATACTCGCAACCCAAAAATTCCAAGACTACGTTATCGAGAAATACTCAATAGGTCAAACCGCGTTATTAGGCGAGGAGGGTGATGAGGATGAGTAATAAAGATACTTTTTATGTAAAGACTAAAGACGAAACTTTATTTGGTGTATACAATTTACATATGAGCGACGAGTCAAACGGTGAAATTACGTTTGACTTCGGTGCTGTGGGTGAGTCTGATGAAACTGAACCATATGAAAGTGAAGTTCAAGAGATAGTGAAAGACCTAATTGAAAAGTCAATGTCGGAATTCATAAAAGGAAATAGTTAATTGAGCATCGAGAGCACGATATTATCTAATTTGATATATAATGAAGAATTCGCAAGAAAGGTAATTGTATTCATCAAAGGTAGTTATTTTCATAATAATACGGATAAAGTATTATTTGATGAAATACAAACTTTCTATTCCAAATATAACGACGTGCCGTCTAAGGAAGCACTTCAAATATCCATAGAAGAACGGACTGATTTGAGTTCAACCGTCTTTGAAGAAACCACTTCGTTGGTAAAATCTCTGGAAATGGAGGATACTAATTATCAATGGTTGCTTGATGAGACCGAGAAGTTTTGTAAAGACAAAGCAGTGTATAATGCTATTATGGAATCAATCAGCATTATTGATGGTGAAGAGAAACAGCAGTCCGAGGGTTCTATTCCTGAGTTATTATCTAACGCCCTCGCGGTTTCATTTGATACCCATATTGGACATGACTTTTTAGATAATGCTGAAGAACGGTATGAGTTCTATCAACGCAAAGAAGAAAGGATTCCGTTTGATATTGAATATCTTAATAAAATCACCAAAGGTGGAATCCCACGCAAGACGTTGAATATCCTAATGGCGGGTACAGGTGTTGGTAAAACAATCGGTATGTGTCACATGGCGGCAAGTAATTTGACCCTCGGCAAGAATGTTCTATATATCACTATGGAAATGGCGGAGGAACGTATT